CGGCCAGCAACGACCGGCGCCAACCTCGAGAGCGAAAGGATCGCCGCATGACCGTCAGAGAATCGGCACGCCGCCTCGCCAAGATGACCGACAAGGATCTCATGATCACTTGCGGAGGTGGCTACGGAAAGCCAAAGCAGGAGGCCATGTTGGCCGACCTGCACGCTCTGACCGAGTACGTCCTCGGTGAACGCGAGAGCTCGCAGGTCAAGCTGTTGCGTCAGGCGATTGACGAACTGCAATGACCAACGTCGTCCAGTTCGGCAAAACGCCCGAAGAACCCAACGACGAAGTCTGGACCTGCGCGCATTGCGGTAGCCAGAACTTCTTCCTTTACCGTGACGGCCGAACAGAGTGCTCACTCTGTCACGGCATGGGCGACGACGCCGAGGGTGGTTGGCTCGAGAACCTCAACGAAGCCGATGACTTCGACAAGGACATCGCCCCACGGCAGAACGTCGACCATGGAACGGTCGATTTCGCCCGAGCAGCTGTCGTTAAGAGTATCGACGAACACACAGTCGCCGTGGCAGTACTCTGGCCCACCGGCCGTATCAAGATGTGGAGCGTGTTCAGCGAAGCCGACGCGCCCGAGCGTAAAAGCTGGTTGAAGACCACCCTCGCCGCAGCAGCGGGTCTAGCACTCGGTGAACGTGCTGACACAGGCGACCTGCCGGAATGACAGCAACGACCGAGATCACCATCGAGCTCGACCGCGTCCACACGGCCCTGCGTAGTGGTGACCGCTGGGCGATCTGTAAGCGCTTGCCTGACGGCACGCATGATACGCTCGAAACTTGGGCGGGCGGCCGGAGGTCCCTGTTCCACCATTGTAACGCCCTCGGCATCGTGCCGTCCAGAGAAGCTGAAGAGCGTCTGGCCCTGCTTCCCGAGACGACAGGCTTCCGCGACCGGTGAACGTAAACAGGTCAGCCTTCCTGTCTATACACAGGTGAAACCATGCTGTAATGCTGGCGTCCTTGCAACGGAGGACCGCTGGCATGCACGATGACAAAGACCCCATCGACGACGAATTCACGCCCGAGGAACTGGCGGCTATCGCCGAAGCTGACCGCGAGTTGCGCGAAATCCGTATGTTCGCCGTCGTGCAGGCCAATCACCCGCAGCATCCCGGCGACTTCACCTCCGGCACCACCATGCTCGCCCGCGCGCAGGCGATCTTCGATTTCGTCATGGGTGACGAGCCCGAGGACGAAGCGCCGAAGGCGAACTGATCTTGCCGCACAAAGTAGACCCCTCCCTCCGGCCAAGCCACTGCGTCGTCTACGAGTGTCTTCGCCAGTATGTTTTGATTGATGGCGGCAGTCCGTCCAAACAGGAACTGGCGCGCGGCTCCAGCCTGTCGCTGATTACCGTCTACCAATCCGAGAAGATCCTGAAGGAAAAGGGCTATATAACAAGCGAGAAAGATGCCCGGCGGACCATGCGACCGACAGACCTCGATTTGACTTTGAGCAATGCCGAGCTCGATCCCTGGAGCGAGCTTGAAGAGCCAAAACTCTATTGGCGCATCGGCAAATGAAAGGACTGAACCAATGACCGACCACATCCCCAGCTGGGCCGTGCCCGGCGCTCGTGTCGTCTGCGTTAAGAACCTGCGCGGAAACGGCTACGGCACCGAGCAAGTGCCGGAGATCGACAAAGTTTACACGGTACGCGAATTAACAAGCCAAGATTGTTTGCGGGTAAAAGAGATCGTTAACCCGCTTTGTCGGTATGCTGAAGGCGATTTAGAAGCAGCGTTCAAGATCCATTGTTTCCGGCCGGCGATCGAACCCAGGACAGAACAGGAAGACGTCGCGTTTTTTACCGACCTCGTCAAAGGCATGACCTTGGTCGAGCGCCTCGACCGGCTGAAAGAAAGCCTGGACGCATGACCGACCCCACCGCCGCAGCCTTCGCCCGCATCGTCGGAACGGTCGACAGGGACCTTATGAAGGACTACCCGCAACCCAGCGTCCCTGATACCGTTCCGTCAGGATTGAAACAGGAGACCAGAGTGACGATCAAACCCGAACAGGTCAAACGCAACGCCTTCACCCAGAACCTCGGCGCCGACTGGATCGGCGTCGATGCCCTCGGCAATGTGCTGGTGCGCGGCGACGAAGCCGCGACCCGAGCACATCCTGACGCGGTGGCGTGGTTTACCGGTAAGGACTTGGCCGAGCCGCCGGCAGCCGAAGTGCCCAAGATCGAGAACGCGGCCAAGAACGATGCCGGCGCGGAAGCCAGGGCCGAGGAACTCGAAGCCGCCAAGGGCGAGGTCGCCAAGATGGATCCGGATGGCGATGGTAAGGTCGGTGGCAGTCGGAAGAAGGCCGCGAAGAAGTAAGGCATGATTGCCGTTACCACATGTGGGCGGGTATAAACTGCCCGCATGTTAAGCGACCACGATCTCCTCAACGCCCAGCGCAACCTCCACCTGTTCGATCCCGAACAGAAGGCGCGCCTGCTTGCGCTGCTCGAGGAGCGCGACCGGCAGGCACGCCTGCAACTTTCGCGTGACAGGTTCCTGCCTTTCGTGAAGTCGGTATGGCCGGATTTCATCCCGGGCGCGCATCACACCCTGATGGCCGAGAAGTTCGAGGCGGTCGCGGAAGGTAAGATCAAACGGCTGATCATCGACCTTGCGCCGCGGCACACGAAGTCCGAGTTCGCCAGCTGGCTGCTGCCCGGCTGGTTCCTTGGAAAGTTTCCCAAGAAGAAGATCATCCAGGTCTCGAACACCGAGCACCTCGCCGCCGGTTTCGGCCGGCGCGTCAGGAACATGATCGACGGCGCGACCCTCGTCAGTGATGAAGATGGGCGGCAAGCCACCACCTACAATGAGATATTCCCCAAGATCCAGCTAGCGCCGGACAGCAAGGCCGCAGCCGGTTGGCATACCAATTACGGCGGCGAGTACTTCGCCATCGGTGTCAACGGCAAGGTGACTGGCAAGGGCGCGGACATCGCGATCGTGGATGACCCGCATTCCGAGCAGGAAGCCAAGCAGGCCGAAACCAGCCCCGAGATTTTTGACGGTGTGTACGAGTGGTACACGTCCGGTATCCGCCAGCGCCTGCAGCCGGGCGGGGCGATCATCATCGTGGTCACGCGCTGGTCGAAGCGCGACCTCGTGGGGCAGGTGCTTCGGCAGATGGAAGCCGACATCAAGGCCGGTGTGCCCGAAGGTCAGTACGACAAGTGGGAAGTGCTGAACCTGCCGGCCATCCTAGACGAAGGACTGCCGACGGAGCGCTCGATGTGGCCGGCGTTCTGGCCGCTCGAGGAATTGCAGCGCACGCGCAACGCGCTTCCCGTTGCCAAGTGGCAGAGCCAATATCAACAGAACCCGACGTCGGATAAAAGCGCAATCTTCAAGCGCGAGTACTGGCGGAAGTGGGGAAGCCCGAACGAGACCTGCCCCGGTCCGAAACACATCGCGGCGTGGGAACGGTTGGAGCCACCGGCGTGCGATTTCATCATCCAGTCGTGGGACGCCGCAGCCACCGCCAATGAGCGAAGCCACCCGAGCGCCATGACGCTCTGGGGTGTTTTTCGCGCCGAGGATCCGAAGACTGGCAAGGAAGTGAACAACATTATCCTGCTGTCGTCGTACCAGGCGCGCATGGAGTTTCCTGAGCTCAAGCGAAAAGCCAAGCAGTTCTATGACGAGGACAACCCGGACACGCTGCTGATCGAAAACAAGTCGGCCGGCATGCAGTTGATCCAGGAGTTCCGGTCGATGGGCATACCGGCGGAGAGCTTCACCGGCTCGAGCCGCGGCACGCGCAAGCTGCCGAACGACAAGGTTGCCCGGGCCAACCTAGTTGTCGATATTTTCGCTTCGATGTATGTGTGGGTTCCTGAACGGCGGTTTGCCGACGAACTCATTGAGCAGATGGCGTCTTTTCCCGGCGATGCAGACGACCTCGTGGACTCTACGGTGCAGGCCATGCTGCGCTTCAGAGACGGCGGCTTCATCCGCACGGCCAACGACGAAGAAGACGAGCCCAACGCCCCGCGCCGTCGCAAGAGGTACTATTGATGCGTCTTGTTGACCTAGAACCCAACTGGTTTGACGCCCGCTACTGGGAAGACGGCAACGAGAAGATAGGCCGTTCAGGTTTTACTATGCTATGTCCGCATTGCGGTACTGAGCGGCTGGCCGTCACAACACGTAAGTTGAAAATGACAGATCAGATGCTGGCACTTTCTGAAGCACATCCGAACAATGGCGGAAACATCGTCCCCGGCGGTTACGTGTGGTCTATCGATAGCGACGATTTCGCTGACATGACAGTGACACCGAGTGTCGATGCGTCTGCTTCGGGGCATTGGCACGGCTTCATCACGAACGGCGAGATACGATAATGGCTGACGCCGCACTCAAAGGCCAAGGCGCCGAACGCGCAGATCCAGCCGGCCCTTCAGCCGTAGCGCCCGCCATCATCCCGCAGGACACCGGCGGCGTTGTCGTGGACTTCAACGGCCCGATGCCCGAAGCTCCGCCGCAGCAGGCGTTCGGCTCCAACCTCGCACTGCCCGAGTTCGGGCTGTTCACTGATCAGTACCTGCAGCAGCTGGGACACGAACTCGTCGCGCTTGTCGACGAAGACGACCGCTCCAGAGACGAGTGGAAAAAGACCTACGCACGCGGCCTGACGCTTCTCGGCCTAAAGTACGAAGAGCGCACCGATCCGTGGGAAGGCGCGTGCGGCGCGTTCCATCCGATGCTGCTCGAAAGCGTCATCCGCTTCAATGCGCAAGCGATGATGGACATCTTCCCCGGCGCCGGACCGGTCAAGACCCAGATCATTGGCGACATCGACGATCTCGTCGAACAGCAGGCGCTCCGAGTTCAGCGCGACCTCAACTACCTGACCACGAGGAAGATCAAAGGCTATCGGCTCGAAACCGATATGATGCTGTTCAACCTGCCGCTTGCGGGCACGACCTTCCGCAAGTTCGGGTTCGATGAAAAGCGTCAGGTGCCGTGGGCCGAATACGTCCTGCCCGAGCACGTCGTCATGCCCTACTCCGCCGCCAGCCTCGACACGACACCGCGCTACTCCGTCATCCTGCCCAAGACCAAAAACTGGGTCGAGAGCCGCATGGCGAACGGCCGGTTCCGCACGGAAAAGCTGACCGAGCAGCCGACCAAGTCCACCGAAATCACCGAAGCCAAGGACAAGATCGAAGGCCGGTCGAACACCAATCAGGCTCCCGACAATCCGTATCGGCTCTACGAAGTCCACATCGAATACTACTTCGAGGCGGACGCGACCAACACTACCGGCCTTCCGGTGCCCTATATCGTCACGGTCGCCGCCTACTCCAATAAAGTGCTGTCGATCACCCGCAACTGGAAAGAAGGCGATCCCGCTTTCGAACGGCAGATGGACGTCGTTCAGCACAAGTACATGCCGGGCTTCGGCCCCTACGGCATCGGCTTGATCAACATCCTCGGCGGCTTGACCGAGAGCTCGACCAGTATTCTTCGTCAGCTTGTAGACGCAGGTACTTTGAGCAATCTGCCGGCTGGATATAAGACTAAAAGCGCACGCATCAAAGATGACTCCAGCCCGATTGGTCCGGGTGAATGGAGGGACGTTGAAATAAGCATGGGGAACTTGAAAGAGTCCTTCATGCCGTTGCCGTATGGCGAACCAAGTCAAGTGCTAGCCGCGCTGCTCGGGCAGATCGTCGACGAGGGCCGCCGTATCGGCTCCGTCGCCGACATGAAGATCACCGACATGACCGGGCAGAACATGCCGGTCGGCACGACCCTCGCCATCATCGAGCGCTCGATGAAGGTGATGAGTGCCGTGCAGCAGCGCCTGTACGAGAGCTTCACGCAGGAGCTCATCGTCATCAGCGAAATCGTCCGCGATTTCATGGGACAGGTCCCATACCCCTTCCGTCTAAAACAGCGGGAGATGGGCGCAAGCCGTCAGCAGGATTACGACGACAAGGTCGACGTCATCCCGGTGGCCGACCCGAACGCCTCGACCATGGCGCAGCGCATCATGGTCATGCAGGCGATCATCCAGCTGACGCAGACCGCGCCGAACATCTACAACCTGAAAAACGTTCACCGCGACATGATCACGGTGCTCGGCAGCGACAAGGCGGATTTCTACATCCCGCCCGAGGAAGAGGTCATGCCGGCCGACCCGGTCAGCGAGAATATGGCGCTGCTTACCGGCAAGCCGGTGCGCGCTGGCATTATGCAGGACCACGCCGCGCACATCACCGTCCATGTCAGCGCTGCCGAAGATCCCAAGATCGTGCAGATGCTGATGAACAACCCGGCAGCCGGGTCGATCCAGGCGGCAGCGACAGCACACATCCTAGAGCATCTTGCCTTCCAGTATCGTGCCGACATTGAAGAAATGCTCGGCGTTCAGTTGCCGCCTCCCGGCGAACCGCTACCGGAGGATGTCGAGTACCAGATCGCTAAACTCAGCGCCGCAGCAGCCGAGAAATTGCTTCAGCGCAACAAAGCCGAAGCTGCCGCGCGTCAGGCGCTGGAAAACCTGCAGGATCCGGTCGTTCAGAACGAAACCGAGAGCCTTCGGATCAAGGCACAGGACGCCGACACCAAGCGGCAAAAGGTCATGGCTGAGATCAACAGCGCCAACGCTGATCGCGTTAAGGACCTGCTCATCACCATCTTCAAAGAGCAGTCGGCCACCGAGCGCGCTGTCGCTACGGCGGAAGTCAATGCCAAGACCACGGCGGACGGTCAGCAGCTGGCGCAGGCCGAACTGGCGTCGCGCGTCGGCATGCATAGCATGGACACGATCCTCGACTTACTGCACGCGCGCTTGCAGGCTGACGATGCCAAGGCTTCACGTGAAGCCGCTGCCCAGAGGCCCGTTCAATGAGAAATACCGATGAAGTCGTAGAAGCAGTTCGTGTCGGTGACGAATGCACCGATGAAGAATTGCGTTACGCAGTACGCAATCTGTCGATCTGGCAGAACAGGCTGATTTTTCCGTTGGCGCGAGCAGTTACCGAGAAGCCGATTAGCGACCGCACAATTCGCGATTTGCAGCGTGCGTACGATAGCGCCCGAGACGGTAACAAGGTGCCGCTCGACAAACGGCTAAAAGGCGGATCATTCGAGCCGGGTATTAGTGCTGACGAACGCGTTGAGCGGTTCGCGTCGCATACTACCGATGTCGCGGTCCGTCTCATGGAAGCGCTGGCTACTAAAAAGGCTCCGAATTGAACTGGCTCGAACAGCAAATCCGCCAGATGCTGGAAACAGCCAAGGAAGTCGTGTTACAATGTAACGTCGAGAACTTTCCAGCGGCGCAGGCTCGCTACCTGACACTCAAGGAAATTCTCGATGACTACGCCGCGTACAAACGCAACGTCGCTACAGGAGACATCCCCGACGATGAATGACACCGCCGCACTCAAGCCCAGCGCTTCGGCCGCGCTCAAGAAAACAGAAACTTTCGGACAGTTTTCCACCGTTCCCACGCCCATTAAGGCTGACTCATTCGGCAAGACCAGCGGAATGGCAGCCGAAGAGCAGACCGAGCTCGTTATCCTCCCCGACCCGGTCGGCTATCACATGCTCGTCGCGCTCCCGACGCTGGAGCAGCAGACCGCCAAGGGCATCATCATTCCCGAGTCTGTTACCGAACGCGAGCGCGCCGCAACGGTCGTCGGCACGGTCCTCGCGATGGGGCCGGATTGTTACAAAGACACTAAGAAATTCCCCAACGGCGCGTGGTGCAAAACAGGCGACAACGTCCTGTTCAGCCGCTACCAGGGCATGCGTTTCAAGTCCAAGGACCCCGAGACTGGCGGCATGGTCGAGTACCGCATGCTCAGCGATGACGGCATTGTCGGCACGGTGCCCGAGGGCGCCGAAGTTGGGGGTCTCTGATGGCACGCGAAAGCTTCAAAGCGACGCCCAGCGACCGGACGCAGATGATCCAGTTGCCGGACAGCGTTGATAGTCATCCGGCGCAGACGATCATCGACCTCAACAGCAAGACCCCCGGCAAACCGGTGCCGATTGCCGAGCTCGATGACGAAGACGCCGGCAAGCCGACCAAGCTCGACTATTCGGTCGAAGAGCAGGAAGGTGAGCTACGGGATGTCAGCGCCAAGGTGCAAAAGCGCATCGATCGGTTGCGCTATGAAACGCACACTGAACGGCGCGGGCGTGAAGAGGCGGAACGGCAGCGTGACGAGCTCCGGGCGGAGCGTCAACGCGACGCCGAAGAGCTTGCGCGTCTCCGGCAGGCGGTGAACAACGGCGCGACCAGCCTCGCCACCAGCATGAAAGCCGAGCGAGAAGTGCGTCTCGAGGACGCCGAACGCCGTCTGGCGCAGGCGCACGCCGACGGCGACAGTGCCGCCATCGCTCGCGCGACGCGCGACATCAGCACAGCCAGCGCCGAATTGACGGCCATTGCCGCACGAACTCCGCAACAGCGTCCTCAGGAACAGCAGCCGGAGCGACGGGAACAGCCCCGCCAGCAAGGCGACAACCTCCACCCGGAAGCCCGCGATTGGATCAATCGCAACCCGAGTTTCGAACGCGACCCGGCTTTTCGGGCGCGAGCGATGAGTGTTCACTACGCACTGGAATCGGAAGGCATCCGTCCGGGATCCGGTAAATATGCACAGGAACTGGACAAACGCTTGGGTACGGGCTATTCAGACAATCAGTCCGGTAACACGGACCCCTCGGGGCGGGAAGCTCCGCGCCGTAATAACAGTGTCGAGGAAGGCGCCCGCGATGGCGGAATGGCCGCCCCGAAGCTGCGAGACGGTCAAGTCGCCCTGACACAGTTTCAGGTCGATTTCGCCACAAAACACAAGATCCCGCTGGAGAAGATGGCCGAGCAGGTCCGTCGTCAGCAATCGAGGAATGGCGCATGAATACCGAGACCGATTTCGACCCGTGGGCTGACCTCGAAAAGGAAGAGCCTGCCCGGACGCCGCGGTCTCTTGAAACGCGGGAAAAAACCGAGCGTCGGACGTCGTATAAGCCGCCTTCGCTTCTGCCGGACCCCGATCCGCAAGACGGGTACACTTTCCGGTGGGTGCGTCATTCATCGAGAGGCGTCGAAGACAAGACTAACTTCAACATGCGTCTTCGCGGGGGCTGGGAGCCAGTTCGCGCCGAAGACTACCCCGAAATCCTCGGCGAGTGGGCAGGTGCCCCCAAGACAGGTCTCGTGGAACATGGCGGATTGATCTTGTGCAAGATGCCGCAGGAAATGGCCGATCAGCGAAACGCGTATTATTACGAACGGTCCATCGCCGGGCTCAATTCCGCAGAAGAGCACTACATGCGAGACAACGATCAGATCGTGAAGAAATTCAAGGACGCGCGAGCGCGTGCTACTTTCTCGGATCGTGGCGGTCGTGGTTAAGCGGCAACTTTCTCGGAGACAACAATGTCCAGCACGGCAAATCCGTACGGCATGATCCCGGTCGAGAACCAGGGCGCGCAGTACAACACGCAGGGGTTCGAACAGGTCCCCATCCTCGACGGCTACACCACGTCCATCTTCTTCGGTGACGTGGTCAAGCTCGGCTCGAACAACACGCTCGAAAAAGACACCGGCACCTCGACGCTCACGCCCTACGGCGTGTTCCTCGGCTGCAAGTTCATCTCGCCCAGCCTCGGCTACTTCCAGCCGCAGGGTTTCTGGCCGGCATCGACCACGACGGGCTACACGACCTACCCAAACTTCCCGATGGGTTACGTGTCGACCTTCCCGTGGGGCGTGTTCCAGATCCAGGCCAACGGCCCGGTGACCTGGGCCGATGTCGGCAAGAACGCTGCCCTCGTCCAGACCGCCGGCAGCGCCGCTTTCGGCAAGAGCCGCAACGCCCTCAACGCGTCGTCTCTCGACACGACCGACACGCTCCCGCTTCGCGTCGTCGGACTGGTCGAGTCCCCGACCAATGCGTCGGGCGATGCGTACACCGACTGCCTCGTGGTGTTTAACAACACCCAGCAGATCCTCACGAAGCTTGGCGTGTAAAGGAGCACTGACATGGCCGCAATTTCTCGTGCCCAGCTCCTTCGTGAGCTTCTTCCGGGCCTCAATTCCATCTTCGGCATGAACTACGATCGCTACCCGTTCGAATATGCCGATATCTACACCGAGTATTCTTCGGATCGCTCTTTCGAGCAGGATCAGAAGGTGACGGGTTTCCAGTCTGCGCCGGTTAAGCAGGAAGGTGCCGCCACGCTGTTTGATACCGCGCAGGAAGGTTACACGGCGACTTACGTCATGGAGACGATCTCCATGGGGTTTGCTCTCACCGAAGAAGCTTTCGAAGACAATCTTTACGACAGTCTCGCTACTCGGTATTCGCAGGAACTTGGTCGCGCGATGCGCAACACCAAGGAAATCAAGGCGGTTATCCCATTCAATACGGGGTTCACAGCCGTGGCTTCTGGCGGGTACACGGTCGGTGATGGCGTGCCGCTTTTCTCGACCTCGCATCCGCAGGTCGCGGGCCCCGTCATTTCGAACCGTCCGTCTGTGGCGGTTGATCTTAACGAGACCAGCCTTGAGAATGCGACCATTCAGATTTCTGGATGGACGGATGATCGGGGTAAGCTGATCCAGGCCCGCGTGCGTAAGATGATCGTTCCCAAGGAATCGATCTATATCGCCACGCGTATTCTGGAAACGCAGCTTCAGACCGGCACGGCTAACAACGACATAAACGCTCTCCGGGCTATTAGCGCAGTCCCGGAAGGTTTTGCCGTGAACCACTACTTGAGCGATAGCGACGCGTGGTTCCTGATGACAGACGTTCCGGAAGGAGCCAAATATTTCAACCGTGTTCCGGTCTCCGAAAGTAGCGATGGAGACTTCGATACCGGAAATATTCGGTATCGCCAGCGCGAGCGCTACAGCTTCGGATTCAGTGACTATTTGGCGGTGTGGGG